TTATGGAGCTAATGGAGTCTCTGATATGATTAACGGAGTTGGCGAGGCAATAGCAGGTTCTATCGATAGCATGGCTACCAAAGAATTTTATTGTTGTATCTTCTATGAATTAATACGTAGCTCTACCCTAGCAGGGGTAACAGGTGCTAAAATATATAGAGTGGACTCTGGAGGTAATATAATAATACGGACCAGATATGACACTGTATCTGAATACGAGGCAGCATTTGCTGCTGGAGATCCAATAACTTTAGAAGAACTCTTAGAAAATCCAGCTATCTCTACACAGCATATAGAGATGTTTTTAGAAGAACAGAGAATATGGCTTAGACAGCTACATGCTCTGCTAATGGCTTTAATTCCCTTATTAACTGGAGATTCTATGAATTTCAATTGGGAAGGATTTAAATTTAACATAGCAGCTATAATGCATACTTCAATAACTATAATGCTGGTTACAATGTTAAATGTTGTTCAACAGCATCTATTTGAACAAGCTGTACAATGGGGAAAAGAAAGAATAGAAGCATCGGATAATCCAAGTGTTGCCGCCCAATGTTTACCGTGGGAACAATTATTTATGTCACTTATAGTTGCTTTATTTGGTCCAGATGGTTGGTCAAAAAATGTTAGAGAAATGATACTAAATATGCAAGAATATATGATGAAAAAAGCAAAAGAAGTTGCTGGTGAAGGAGAAGATGCATCAGTTACTGGAGAAAATCATCCATGGTTACCTAAGCTTAATGCAGCTATAGATGTTATAGAATGGTTATTAGATTTAAATGCACAAGCTTTTATGATTTGTGCAACTCAAAGACCAGATAAGTATGAAGCCGATTCCGGAGCTGGGTCTGCTTCCGATTCTTCCAAGGATAAAGAGACTGGAGAACCATATGAACCTTCTCTAACATCATCAACTATTGGAAGACGAACAGGAACAGGTCTTGAATATACAGACGGACGTGGTACTGTTGATATTAAAAAAACTTCTGATACAGGAGATGGGTCTAAAGATGGTTCATTTTACTCTCCTACAGGGGGCCTAGGCCGCCAGATTGACATAACTGGTGAGAAGATCAATCCCGTTTCTCTCTTAATTGAGCAAAAAGATGAGGACGTGGCTAAATTTTTTGCACAATATATGGGTTTAACTCAAGAAGAAGCAAATGAAGCTGTAAGTAAGGCGAAAAAAGGAGAATGTGTAAAAGCTTTAGGCGCCGATGAGATACAAGAACTTAAAAATGCTCTAACTAATGTAGGACTAGAATACTAATGGCTAGATTCACTTTTCCATTTTTTGGTAAGAGTAAAACTTTAGAAGAAAAAGTTAATGATATTCTTACTAAACGAAATCGAAAGATTGAACAGTTAGCATATGCCCAAACTGCAGATGCAACTACAAAATCAAATAGTATATCAAATATTTTAAAAGCACTTAAATCTAAAGTCTTAAGTGTAATTGCAGGCGGTAATCGAGGTATATTTATTACTCCTGAATGGGACTTCAAAAAAGTACAACTTGCTTTTACTAATGAATCAATATTTAGACGATCAGTAGAAAAGTATGTAGAACAAATTAGAAAACATTCTTGGGAATTTATAGGCAATAACCCCACTACGGTAGAGTATATAAGAAAAAGATTTAATCAAATAGCTATCGTTACTAATAAACCGACCGCTGAACTTTTTGATGAAATTACTTTTAATATGGTATTATACTCTAATAGTATAATTACTAAACAGAGAAATAGAAAAGCTTCAGGAGGTAAAGAAAGAAAATCTTTTGATGGATTTACTAGAGTTCCTGTTGCGGGATATCAACCAGTTGATCCAAGTTCTGTTAAAGTAGATAGAGATAATTACGGAAATATAAGAAAGTGGAAACAAATTTCTGGACAAAATCCAAGCAAACCTAAAGATCCTGCTTTTACACAATTCCTAATTAATAAGCCTCCACCCGGTATAAAGGATCCAGAATGGAGTCCTTATAATGTTATTCATATTAAAGACAGAAGTGCCACTCCTTCGATGTTCTTTTTTTCAATGCCTATGTCAGTACCTGTTATTGCAGACATGGAAGCTCTTAGAGAATTAGAAGAATTATCTTTACTAGAATCAATTAAAGTTGCAATTCCTAAGTTACATGCTAAAGTAGGAAGTAAAGAGCAACCAGGTACACAAGAGCAGGTTGATGATTTAGCTTCAACTATTCAAAGTTTAACTGGTGATGGCGTATTAGTAACTTCAGAACGAGTATCAGTAGAAGATATAGCTAAAGCAACTAATGCTAATAATATATTAACTTCTTCTATAAATTATTTTAAAGCTAGAGTTTTAGCTGGTTTGGGAATGTCAGGAGTAGCTATGGGAGAAGGAGATTCAGCAAATCGTGCAACAGCTCAAGTAATTAGTTCTGAAATGCAGAGTACATCGGCAAAGTTTCAGCGTATTCTGAAAAATTCTATAGAATTTTTTATGATTACAGAATTATTATATGAATCAGGTTATACCGAATTTACTTTAAATGATGAGAATATGGTTTACTTGTCTATTCCTGAAGTTGATCTATCAGAGAAGATTAAAAGAGAAGCACATCAACTTAATCTTTATATTAATAATGCTTTGACTGAGGAAGAATTACGAAAAGAATTAGGTAGAGATATTATTCTTCAACTAGAAAGAGAAGCAATGTATCTTAATAGAGTACAGATTCCTTTAGCAGAAGCTAAAGCATCTGCACTATCAGAGGCAGGTGAGAATTTGTCTAGTAATGTTTCTAGACCAACTAATCAACAAGGAACTCAACTATCTAAACCTAGCGTAACTAGAGATTATTATACTGAATTATGGAATCAGGCCTTAGGGACGCAAACTGTTATAGAGCTCGAAGATCTACTTACCGGGTCTAAGTTGGACCCGTATGACATAACTACTATGAAAATTATGTTACGAAGGCACTCTAATGGAGGTAACTTTAAAGAAGTAATAGGAACTGTTTTCGATACATTAGAAGCACAAATTATAAAGGATGCTTAATGGAACACAACTATCTGGAGTTTAGATGTCCACAATGTGGTTCTTTATTATGTAAGTATGTTGATCAAGAAAAACCATATGCAGTTGAAATCAAATGTCAGAAAAGAGGTTGCTCTACAATTAATATTAGGGCAAACTGTGTTCCTACTAATTTATTAGAATTAAGGTGTCAGCACATTGATGAAAAGAAATCAGAAAAATGGGGATCAACAACTATGTGTAATAAACTATTATCTAAGATTGTTCCAGGAACAAATATAGAAATTAAGTGCCCTAGGTGTAAAAATATGACAAGAAGTTTAGAGCAATTTCCAGCCTTACTACCAGAGACTACAAATGAGTAAATTACTACATAATTTTGAAGATCAAAGCAAAAGTACTATTTCTGCAGATTTTGCTATAGAGCAAGATGGAAATAGATATATTCCAAAATCCTTGCTTGTTACGTTAGATGCTACCCATGCGGGATACAAAAATAAAAACTTTTTTTATTATGATCCCGATGCAATGCGTTATGCTGTATCTAGAGATGTGTGGACAACCCCGTATAGTAAACCCTTTTTAAAGAATCACGACTTAGACAGTGAACCCCTGGGGAGAGTTAAAGCAGCCAGATTTATTGATTCTACGGAAGGTGCTGGGTTTACACAATTAGATGTATTAGTTACAGATAGTGATGCTATTGAAAAAATTATTGATGGACGTTATTTAACTGTTTCTACTCATGGTGCTCCTTTAAGGGACGCTGCCAGTGATTTTAATTTTACTCAATGTTCTATATGTAATATTAATTTAAATGTAGAAGAATATTGTGGACATAGTAGAGGACGTATTTATGAAGATGATGAAGGTATTGAAAAACAATGTTATTGGAGAGTAGGTGCTTTGGATTATAAAGAAGTTTCTCTTGTGAATACCCCCGCAGATAATGATGGTACAACTGCAGCTCAGATTACTTCCATGTCTATGGTTGATGGAGAAAGACCTGCGGATCCTTGTGTTGGAGATGAATGTGAAGTCCAAACAAGTTTAGTATTTGTGGACTCTGATGTTAGATATGCTGATGAATCTTTTTTACTTGCATGTGATTTACTGGCTGAATTACTAGTAGCAAATAGAGTATTATGGGAAAGTGTAAAATATGATAAGCAAGCTTATATTGATAAAAAAGGATTATTATATGATGAAGATTTAGTTTTATCTAGATTAGAAGAGGATGAACTAAATAAAATAAAAAATGAAGATGAATGTGAGAAATTACTAAGTCTAACAGATATAGACTGGGATGAATTAGAGGCATTACTAGATGAAGAAATGGGTGATGCAAAATTATCTAGTTCACAAAGAAAGAAACTTAAGTCATCCACTTTTTGTGGACCTGGCCGTTCTTTTCCTGTCCCGGATTGTGCACATGTAACTGCGGCTAGGAGATTGATAGGACGCTATAAAGGCGGTGGAAGTAAATCAGCTATACTTGCATGTGTTTCTAGAAAAGCAAATCAACTAGGTTGTAAATCTAGTAAAAAAGATGCTGAAAATGTACAAAATTTGAAAAATACGAAGCCGGATACTCCATTGGTAATTGAAGATGATTCAAAAATGGAAGATTCGTCAAATGATAAAGAAAAGAATTATTATGATGCCAGCTCAAAGCAGCATCAACATAATGAAAAAGCCGATGAGCAGATTCAAATAGATTTAATATTTGAATCCTTAACTGACATAACCTTACTTACAGGAAACGAAGCAATGAAACTAAATGATCTTACACTTGAAAAATTACAACAAAGTATTGACGGTGCTTCTGACAAAAAATTAGACCGTATCAAGTTGTTAATAGAAAATAACAGTAAAGTGTCCGACGATGTCAAGCAAGCTTTCCTACAAGCAATCGAAGCTGCAATACAAAGCGAGATTGCTAAAGAAGATGCTGCTGATGACACCGAAGGTACTAACAAGAATTCTCCCGCCGATCTTGTTGAAGCTTTAAAAGTTGAAGGAATGGGTGCTTATATAGCATCTCTTAAAGACGAATCTTTTAAAGATGGATACAAGCTTGGTTATGAAGAAGCTAGTGTTGCTATTTCTCTCGAGACCTCTTCCGAAGATGAAGCGGAAGAAAAAGATCTTGAAGTAGACAATTCTAAAGAAGATTCTAAAGAAGAACCTACTCAAGAAGAGAACACTCCGGAGGGAGAACAAAACACACAAGACGCTGAAGCAGACAAGAAAGAGATAGAAAATTCAATTAAGAAAGTTCTTATTGATACTATCGTACACAGTGTGACTGCTTTACGTAAATCAGAAATTGATCTAGAAGATATTGAAACTTCCCAGAAAAGCTACAGAGCTACTTTGGAAGATAAAGATCTTGACGAACTAAGAGACTTCTATAAGGAATTGGATAAAGATATGCTTACTGCATTCGTTAACGTTCCTACAGAGTCCTTAGAAAAAGAGACACTTTCTGAAGACAAGCCGCAAGGCTTAGACAATGATGAAAAGCCTATGAGCGATACTAAAAAAATAATTTCATCTTATTTTAAATCTAAATAAATTAGGAGACCTATAAAATGGCTAAACTTAATTTTACTGCACAAACTGGAAGAACACGAGCACTAAAACGCTCTCCTTCCAAATATGCGTTGTCCGCAGGACGCCCAAATATCAGTCAATCTGATGGCATACGTCCAGCATTTCCACTACAGCCTTTTTCAGAACTAGCTGCAAAATTTCAGGATACAAATACCCAGGATTGGGTTGTTATTCCGAAAGGCCGCGCTGTTTCTGCGATTACCCCAAACGATGGAGCTCATTTCGCTACTGATGATGATTTCTATGGCGTTGGGAGAGGCGTATTAGCATTGATGGTTCCATCAAGCGGTGGATATGTCTGGGAAGCTGCTGTCGGTGGTTTTACACAAAGCGCTGATCACGCACCAATTGGGGTTGTAGAGCACGATGTATACCAAGACATTAGAGGCGACAACTTAAACTACGACATGCGTAATAAAAACTGGGGAGTTATGGCTCGTCAGTTGATTAAATTACCTGCCGTTGATCTTGATGAATGGGATACCCAGACATTAGGAGAATTTGTTGTTGCCGAATCACCCCTTCCCCCTGTAGCTGCTGAAGCTGGAGCAGGGTATGTTGCATGTGAAAAGAAATTTTCTTTCCTTTCATATAATGGTGGTTCCGAAGGACAATCTGGAATGGCAATTTCCGCAGATTACTACGGAAATATGCAATCCATGAAAGCCGCGCAATTAGCGCAGGGCAATCAGAAAATTGGTTATCTGATGGGTATTGATTATCGATTCCCTAAAGATCTGTTGGATACAGTACAAAACCCTTATGAACCTGAAGGTGCATATAGGGTAGCCGGAACAGGAACAAAAGGCGTGCCACAGTTCCTGTATGACTTTGCATATGAAGCACTAAGCGGTGCCTCTTATGACTTTGGCGCAAACGATCCTGCTACAAAAATAAAAGCACTCTGCGATGCAGGTGTTTTTGGCGAAGCATGGATCCAAATTAATGTAAGCTAACATAGATTATTCTATGACTTACATGACTAATAATGCAAGAACTCCTTTGAGAGAGTCTGCTTTAGAAGTGCTTTTAATTGGAGACTAAAAACAATGAAAGTAACCAAGCGAACATCAAAGCAGGCTCAAGCTCAGAAGTTGATTTATGACATCTTTACCAACAACGGTATGGTTGGTGTTGAGACGGAAGATAGAGACAATCTGCAATTGCATTTCGAATTTAAAGATGTTTTCAATATTGATAGACAGATGGAAGGTGAAGGAATAGGCGACTTTAAAGACGTCTTTTTTACCGAAGATCTCACTCGTTATATTGGAACAACTGTTACTCGTTTAGTGCAAGAAGCAATCGAACCAGAATTACTTGTCATTCCCAATTTGTTTAAACAAATTGCATATGAAGGACCAGGTCGTTCTGTCGAAATTGGCTCTGTTGGCGCGTTTCACGCTGCGGAAATTCCTGAAGGTCAGGAATATCCTGAAGCTGACTTTTCCTACGGGGAAGGTTATATCATGCAGCTGGGAATCAACAAACATGGCTTGAAACTTCGTGTTACTCAAGAAGTGCTCGATGACAACCTGTTTGACGTATTTGGCATGTGGCTAAATATGGCTGGTCGTGCGTTAGCGCGACACAAAGAAGAATACGGTATTGCCCTTATGAACGATATGGGTATTTCCGTATTTGATAACTCTGCTGCTGCAGCAACGGATAGCGAACTAGGATATACAAATGGCCGCGGTATTGACGGTGCATTTAATGGTTCTATGACCATTAATGACATTTTTGATATGTGGGTATATGGATATCTTCGTGGATTTAATTATGATACATTATTGATTAATCCTCTGGCATGGAAAATTTTTATGAATGATCCTAAAACCAGAGAAATATTATTCTCTAATGGCGTAATATCCTCAAATCGCACTCCTGCTGGAAGCGGAGCCTCTACTTTTGGCTCCAGCTTTGGACAACTAGGCTATCAACCAGATCCTACCGGTAATGATTATAACAATCTTACCGCGGCTCAAGTTGCTGGACCTAATCCATTTGTACAGACTCTTAACCCGTTAGGTGCATCCTTTAACATTGCACCTCGCTATTTACCTTCTCCTTTGAAGGTTATCGTTTCACCGCACGTTGGATATCGTGCAGCTACAGGACCCGGCGCAGCCGCGGTTAAAGTAGCTGATGTCATTATGGCCGATTCCCAAAATTGTGGTTTATTGATGACTAAAGAAGGCGTATCTATCGATGAATGGAGAGATCCAGAACGCGATATCCGCGCAATGAAGATTAAAGAGCGTTGGGGAATGGCTCTGTTATCACAAGGTAAAGGTGTTGCCGTTGCTAGAGATATGGTTATCACAGATAACTATGTCTTTGACAATGCAAATCAAGTAACGCTTGCTGGTACGACCCCCTCTGGTCCGACAGTAACCTAAGTTTGATTTAGGTAATATCATGTATTAGGAGGGGCTTTGCCCCTCCTAATTCTTAACAATATCAATCTATATAATTATAGGAGAAATGAATATGAGTGAGCAAAGCAATAAAAAAACTGAGAAATTGAGCAATAAAAAATACGTTAGACTTGCCGCTGCTGTTGGCATGTGGCGAGAAGAAAAAACTGATTTTATTATAACTGCCCTTAATAGTAATAAAGGCTATTGTAAAACATCAGATATTCCAGCAGAAGCATATTCTGCTGTTAATAATGCTGTTGAAAAAGGAGTATTAGAGTTTGTAAATAAACCTAGTGCTGCTATAGATAAGGTGTCTGCACGAACAGCTCCTGTAACAAATTCTAAGGGTTCTTTTGACTATACAGAAAATCCTGATCCAAAAAAAGCGATGAAATCGCCGTCATTTACTGGTAGAACTTTGGCATATAAATCTGATGATCCTGTAGAAAAACAGGCTTTTAAACTATTGGCAGATACACCTAATAACGCAATTAGATCTTTTACTGAACTTTTTTCTACTCTCGCAGATAAAGACGATCGAATTAAGCTTATTAAAGCTATTAATAAAATTGAAATGGGTGGACATAATCCTGCAATGGCACCTAGAAGTGCTGTAATGGAATATATTTCTGATGTTATGTTAGACCTTGGCCTTAGGGCAGGTTTAAGCTCTGTTAACATGGAAGAGGAGCCTTTAGTAAAGGACGTTAAACCTGTTCGATTTACGGTGTAATGCCTAAGCTACGTCCTACTGGAAGGGCTACTAAGCGAAAAGTCAAACGATACGAAAAAGAGTCTTCTAAAAAGAAGACTAAACAAGATACTAAGGAAACAGACTAATGGCTTTTAATGCAACAGGAGCTTTTTACTACGATGATAGCAATGTACAGCAAGCTTTAACTAGTGGATCTGAAGTTCCAAATGAAGCTGATATTTATTTGCAGTTTAATGCAGATATTTCTAGTAGCTCCGTTCTTTCCTATACAATTTCCTTATTCAGAACATTACCCGACGGAGGTAATGAAACTCCAGTTGATATATCAAGTTTAACTGTAGTTAATGACGATTCAGGAGATCCTACCTTAATTCATGTCCAACCTGCTACAGATTTAATCTCTGCAGCTTATTATACTTTATATCTACCAAAAGGTAGATACGGAGTAACTTCTACAGAAGGAGAAACATTACAACATAGTTTCTCCCTTTCTTTTCTAGCAGAAACATTGCCGGCCGGAACTGGTCCTGAAATTCCAGTAGATACAACTACACTTCCAGCAATCCCTGATAGTTTCTATTTAATATCTAGTATGCCTATGGATTCATCCATAATGCAATATGGAACTGGCAGTGTCATAGCTAAATTTAATGGTAGAATTCCAGAAGATGAGGCTGATCCAACTAATACTGAAACAAATGTTATTTCTTCAGTAGAAGTAAGACATCCATTAGGATTAGCTTTAAATGTAAATTCTATTTGGGCTAATAACTTTTCTTCAGACGCTATTGGGTCTGAACTATTTTTAACATCTAAGATAGACGAATCTACTATTGATGAAACTAAACTTATGGTCCTGGGCGAGGATACAATTACTATTGACGGAATTGCTTGTATTAGTAAAACTGCTGACAGTGAGGGTAATATTGCATTAGACTTTGATGTTAATAAAATATTTGAAGTTAGTTTTACGACTCCTTCTAATGATGACATAGAACCACTTAGCTTTATGGGGCTATTATTTCCATTTTTTACTTCCATTGATGAAACTAAACTTGAGATTGGTCCATTTGTACAACAGTATGATGACTTTACTTTAGCCCTTCTTATTTATAGACATAGTATTACCGCTGAACAATTATGGAAAGGTACATTAGATTATAGTAGTTTACCTACTCGTATTCCCGAATACGTACAAGCACGAACAAAACGAGATATATTAAATACATATTTAACTGATCCTGCCGGTGCTTCTAGTTCTTTTACTATCGGTGACTTTAAAATGTCTGGAAGAGAATTATCTAGATATTTACAAGATAGTATAAAAGCTATCGATTTGAAAATTATTGCTCTAGAAAATGCACTCAAAAGAGGAGATATTTCTCTTGATCCATATACTGATCATACTCATCAAAGTTTACCAGTGAAGACTTCTAGTGCAATACCTGGCGAATCTGACTACCACAGCTCATTATATAGCTCCAGATCTTTATCTAACGAAGGAGACTAGTTATGAGCTTTAAACTTTGGTCCTACCTGGATAAAAGTTCTCCCTTAAAGAAAACAGTTGACCAAGCTTTTAAGACTTGGGGACATTATTCATTATATAGAAGATATGATGTAGGCAACCAAAGTACTTTTTACAGTGATGCTACTGGTTCTAGTTCTGGTGGTCCTAAATGGGCTTATTCGGATGAGGTAGTAAAAAATAGACATGCACCTATGTCAGTTAGAGGAAGCGTTGGCATGACTATTAATGCTTCTAAGATTTATTTACAAAGCGATGTTAATCCTAAAAGAGGAGATGTCATTATTGAACTCGACTATAATGATCATGGCGGTCCTATTGATTTAAATGCTTTATATGCTGCAGACCATAGAGAAGCATTTGAAATACAAGAGATAGATACAAAGAGAGGATACAAAGGTAATATAATTTTTTATTTAGTGCAGGTTGTGCCCCATATGGGAGACTACTAATGGCTGACGATATTGTAAAAATAACATTATATAATGACGGTGTCGACGGCGTAGACATGCCTTTAACTATAAATAAAGAAGATGTGACTGGTAATGCTAGTCCTCTTGTTTACATAGAACGATTAGAACAAGTTCTACATATATTAAAACCAGATATTAGATTCGATGCTGCATATCCTGCTTGGGTTATTAGTAAAGATCCTGATTTTAAAGTAGAAAATGGTATAGTTTGGAGTATTGATAGAATGCTTCCGGTAAATTTGGGAGGAAAGCCTAGAGCAAATCCTGAATCAGGTACTAGAGAAGTAAAACCAAGACTTAGAACAGATATATTTTTAGAAAGTGGAAAAGCTCTGCGTGTATATGGACAACGTTTTACTGTCTTCTATAGATTTGATATATTTGCAAAGAATCCTCAAGAAGCTGAAGAATTAACTGATTGGTTTCAGTTTGCATTTATGGATCATTTTGGTGGATTATTTGGATCACACTATACAGTTTTTAGACAAAGATTAAAAGATAAAGAAGTAGATGAGTTAAATCAAACTTTTAATGTACGAAGTTTAGAATATACAGTAGACTTAGAAAGACATACTGCAATTCCTGCTGACTTAATCGACGTAATTCGAGTGAAAGTCTCAGAGTCAACAGAAGACTCTGAATAGTATCATAAAAGATTTACTAGAATGACATAACTTAGATACGAAAGGCCATAGAGTCTATGCAAATAAAAATACAAAAATTTTGGAGAACAAATTATGGCAACCCCAAAAGTATCTAGACAATTATTTGATAATAATTTAACACGAGCAGCTGCTGGTGGCTCCGGGCCTAGAAATAGACGTGTAGTCATCCTAGGGAATGCTACGGATGGTCCGCTAAATGTTCCAGTAAAAGTTTCTTCTCCCTCAGACGCGGCCGAACTATTCGGACCATTTGATAGTAAAACATCTGGAGTATATAATTTAACCAGAGGTCTCAAAGAATGTTTTGATGGCCAATCTGCTGGTACAGCTGCCCCTGATGTTTATGGCCTACGCGTTGTTGGATATGCAGATGCGACAACTCCCATGAGCCTTGCTGCACATAGAACATGGGCCTCGGACTCTACTGGCTCGGATGTTTTTAAGCTAGAAGCAGTCCATCCTGGAACACTATACAATGACATTTCGATATGGGCCAATGCAACTGAGCTTTATATCTATAACCCTAAAACAAAATTAAATACAAAGATTACATGGACTAGTTTAGATATAGAAGATCTTGCTGACTTAATTAATGCAGATATATCTTTAAATGAAATTATGTTTGCTTCTTCTATTGTAGATGATCAATTAATTAATCAAGACATATTTGCTGGCACTGAAGGAGCTAAAGAATCTTTAGCTAATGGAACCGATTGGGACCCGTCTTCAGAGGTAAACGCTGACAATCAACTTTATCTTGGTTTAGCAAAAGCTTATGATAGCTTTATAGCAGACTTTTTTGATATTATGGCTATTGTAGATGTCACTCTTGATGCAGTGCCCAATGATGAACCTGACGGTTCAGGGGATGATGCAAATTTTGCACAACAAATGTCCACTTTTCTTGACGACTTTAATGGAGAAATGATAGGAGTTACTAGTTTTGAACCAATTGTTGGTTCAGGAGTAGGAGGTCGCGTCCTTAGAGACGATGTTGTTTCTCGTTTAAGCTCGTTAGTAACAAATACAGTTCTTGCA